GTTTTTCAAACGGTTAGTTTGGACGCTTTCGAGCAAATTACGCATGACTTCTTGCTTTTCCTTGTTCAAGGGACGTAGCAGTTCATCCATTGTGCTGTCACGCTCGTTGGATTCTTTAATCATACGCAGTTCGCGTTCTTTTGACTCAACCAAGACTTTTACTTTCTTGCTGAGTTCAATTGCTTCGGCCAACTTACGGTCCTTGTTGGAAATGATGTTATGCAAATTACGAACTTCGGCTTTCTCATTGAGATGAGTAGCACCAAATTCTGCTGCATAAGCTTCAAAGATACGACGGCCAAAATTGTTCTCTCGAGCAACTTTAATGTCTTCCTGCAACTGATTGAGTTCTGCCTTCAAATGACGGCTAACAGCTTGACTCATTTTTTCAGCACTTTCTTTAACGAAACGTGTCTTCAGTGATTCAAGTTTTTCGCGTGCTTCGCGTACCAAACGAACCTTGGTTTCCACCACGTCACGTTTGTCACGAGCAAATTCTTGAATCTCATGTGCCAATGCATGCACCACAAAGTTTTCCAACTTGGCCAAACCTTCTGTGTGCATTTTGCGATCTCGGCGTAGTTCGCTAATTTCTTCAGCCAGTTTCTGAACCAAGAAGCCGTTAAACTTCTGTGCTGATTCTTTCATTTTAGCTTGGAACTTAACGCGATCTTCAACCAATGACTGCTTCTCAGCAGCAATGGTTTGAATTTCACCAGCAAGACCTTCTGTTACCATCTTATCTAGGGCTTCGACCATGACTGACTTGTCATGCTCATAGCGGTGTGCAAACTCTTCTCTGAGTTCTGCACGAACTGATTCACGGGCTTCGTTCAGTTTAGATTCCCAAGCTTCGTTGAGTTCCTTACCGATTTCTTCGTTAATCAGGCCGCTTTCGAGCAATGGTTTAATAGCATCAAACATGCCTGGTTCTCCTTAGATTTTGAGATCCTTGATGAGGCGTTTGACTTCCTCTTTCAAGTATCTCTGCACTTTGTCACCCTCGCCAGCTTCACGAGCCATTTCCCACACTCTATGACCATGCTTCATGTTAAGCAAGCCCTCATAGATAGCTGTGGGATAGGCATTGGGTGCGCTGGGTTGAGCAACCACATCTATAGTGACTATTTCAAAGTCACTTACATGTCCTGTTCGGTCATCAACATTACCAGAACCACGACTGCTTACACCCAGCTTTACGCCAGATGTCAACAGTGTCTTTATCAATTCCCCCATGGGGGTTGGTAGAATTTTCAACTTGCCGCAACCAGCATGTCCGTCCATCCACATGCTTTCAACTGTGTGACACACACGATCCAAGTTAATCTTGAGATCGTCTGGATGGTCCACTTCACCTAAAACGGAGTTACCGTTACGGATCTGTTCGTTGATGGTTTCTACTGCCTTGATAATTTCGTGGCGTGGGTAAATGCGTTCATTTGCATTGCGCTTGTCGCCTTCAATGCAGATGCCTTTGAGATAGAGATTCTTTTTGCCAGACACATCAGCCTCTTCCAAGACTTGGATGTTGGCCTGGCTAAAAGTTAGATCTTCTCTTAGGTATTTTGATGACATTTAACTACCTTAAATTAACGACCACCGGGTAGTGGGCTCTTGGTGTTTACACCACTGGCTTGACTCTTTACTGGGGCTGGGGCAGCAGATTTAAATGCTTTCTTACCAGCGTCTTGAGTAGGAGTTACGCCTAGATCTTTTACTGTGTTGCGATAAGCGGCAGTGTCGTGATGACCGCCACCATCGGCACCAGTTTTAACTGGCTTGCTGGCCATACCAGTTGCACCTGAGTTAAATGCTACAGGACCGGCTTTGCCATCACCTTGTTCAGTGGTCACTGGCTTTGGGGCTGCTTTGAGTGTAAGAGCTTCGGCCATGGGCATCATGCCCATTTCGCCCATCTCTTCGGTGTCGTCCATTTCAATGGCATCGCCGCCCTCATCAGGACCAAATCCGTCGCCGTCGCCCATGTCATCACCACCGCCCATTAGGTCTTCAAACTCGGCCATCAACTGGTCCAGTTTGTCTTCTAAATTCATAATGTCGTCTTTGGTTGCTGGTTCGTCACTACCGCCCATGTCGTCTCCGCCCATGTCGTCGCCACCAATTTCAATTTCTTCTTCGCCTTCTTCGCCTTCCATGTTCATGTCAGATTCCTCTTCCATTTCCACTTCGTCGATTAGGTCGTCAGATGCGTCGCCGCCTATGGCGTCTTCGTCTAACTCTTCTTCGTCTTTTTCGCCTTCCTCGGCTTCGTCAAGCTCTTCTTCAGCTTCGTCAAGCTCTTCAGCTTCTTCTTGCATCAAATTTTCATAAATTTGACGGCTCTTTTCCACTACAATATCATGGAAAAGCTCTTTAGCTTTCGCTTCTTCATCATTGATCACATATTCGATCAATTGTTCAAATCTGTTCATACGGAAACTCCTATAGGTAAAGTGTGCTGTTATTTACATAACAACCTAAAATATGGTGGTTTAATGGTAGAAAAAGGCTGATATTTGTCCCAAGTGGACAATATTATGCCACTGGTTGTGGCGGCGGTGCGTACTGTTGACGCACGTCTTTTAATTTTTCTTTGTATTCGTATGCGCGAACATCGTTCATTTTGCGCAGTTTGTTTAATTGTCTCAAGGTGAGACGAGTTTTGCGAAGATCTTTTAGACGTATTTGACTGTTATCGTCCTTGAGATCTTGATAGGCTTCAGGTTCTTTGTTCCAAAACTCTTGTAGTAGCATAGTGATATTTATACAGTGGGCGGTGCACCAGCGGCCGAGCTGGGCATTACACCGCCGGGGCCGCCAGCAGATGCTTGTGCATCAACTCCAGGTGTGCCACCTGGAGGCTGGGCCATGTTGGCCATTTCTTCACCAGTCTCAATGTCGCTTTCCATGTTGCCAGGGGTAATGCCCACACTGCGCAAGTCCTGACCGCTTTGGGTTTGCAACTCAGGTTGATCACGTTCTTCTTTCCAGAGCTGTTCGTTTTCTTTGATCTCGTCTTCACTCAAGCCCAAGAAACGTTCTAGCAAGAATCGTTTAGACATGTAGTTCAACGGCTCTAGTTGCATAAATGCTTGAATTCTAGTGTTGTCTAGTTCGCTTTGACGATACGAAGCAAAGTTTTGAGGTGGGCAAAACTGCAAATTAAACAGGCTAGAGTCAATGTTAAACCCACGCCACTTCAAGAACATCTTGAATTCGTCGTCTAATTTCTGTGCAATATGCCCTTGCAATCGTTCACAATACTGATTGAATCTGTACTCTTGAATCAGTGCTGTGCCCACTTTGCCGTCACTCATGGCACGATCTGAATCGTCAGGGCCAGTGGGCAAATAGCTGGATGGCACACGCAAACCACGGGCCATTTTGTTGTTGAAATATTTTAAGTCGTCAATTTCGCCCAAGTTTTGGCCGCCTTGCAACACATCAACTGATGAGCCACGACCGTCTTGACCTTGAGGGAAGAAGTAGTCTTCGTTGATACTCAGTGGGTTGTAGCTGGCATCCATCATGTTGGCACCACCACCTGTCACAGTGGGGATTCTGCGCTGGTGCATTTCGTTTTTCACACGTTCCACAAACTGCATAGCAAGGTGACTGGGCATGTTACCCACGTCAATTTTAAACACTCTGCGCTCTGGAGCACGACTCACACGATAGATCAACACTGAGTCTTCTAGCAGTTCTTTTTGCTTGAAAACTTTATAAATTTGTTCCAATATTGATCGCCCAAACGGCCAAAACACATCCAGGCCTTCATTCAAACTCATGTGTACCACATGCTTGGCATCCAGGCATGTTTCATTCATGGCAGTCATGAAACGACTGTTGCCCACACCTCCGCCTGCGCCGCCGTTGGGCATGGTGTAGTTGGCTGATCCAGCAATGGTACCTGTCACAGGATTGGTCATGTAGTCTGTAGTAGTCTTGGCTGCCACAGTCATGTTTTGAAAGTTGGGATTGATGTCACGAATCACATACTGCTCAGGTCGCTTGCCTTCGCTCTCGTTCACAATAATACGCATGACTTTGCTCATGTCAACCCAGTACATTTCAAACGTTTCTGGATCTCGCACAAACACTTGATCGCCATATTTCACTGTGTTTCGGAACAGTTTGAATATGCGTTGATCCAACTTGTTCAGCTTGGTCCACTGCTGTAGTTGTTTGCGTATGATGTCTACTTCGTGATCAGTGGGTTTGTCTGTATAATCAATGTCAAACGGTGTGCCGTTTTGTTCGTTTAGCTGTGTAGAGAACTCAGCAATGATGTCCAAACAGGCGTTGATTTCTGAGTCCATGTCCATGTTCTCATACTGATTGTAACGCTCAATTCTGTTGGGGTGACCAGAGTAAACTTCGGGCAGTCTGCTGGCATAGTTTCTAAAGGTAAAATCATTGATTATACCATTGTCGCCATCGTTTTTGGCATAGCCTGGTAATCCAAAACTGTTGCGCCCATTGATAGGACTCATCACACCTGAAGTGTCTGCAACTTTAAAATATTTTTTCCAGCCGGGTTGAGTTCGATCTGCCATAGTTGTTTATTTACCGCGTTACTGGCTTACTGACAGTATCTTCTTGCTGATGTCGTTGGCTTCACTTTGCTTGGATACTAGATCCCGAATTCCTTCAGTCAAAGCATCAAAGTTAGCACCTTTGGTGTCTTCAGTACTCTTTAAGATTTCTTTCACTGCTGATGCCATGGCAGTCTTGAATTCTTGTGCCATGACGTTGAAAGCGTCTTTCTGATCCACACCTTTTTCAGCCACAATTTCACTGACACGCTGTGCCATTTCACGACCAATACCCGGAATAGCTTCAGTTCCAATCTTAGCCATGCCAACGTCATAGTTCATAGCAATGCCAGAATTTATAATTTCTTTCCAAGTGTTGACATCAGTGATGGTTTGTGTGGCTTTGTCAAATGCACCCATGCCGGTAGCAATTTCCTTGACCGCATTGAGATCAGTGCTCATGGGGCCGGCATTATAACCTCTAAGCTCACTCATTCCCCCAAAACTGAAATCTTTGAAAACATCATCAAAACTTAACTTGATTATCTGTGCTTCTTTTTTAACTGGTGCTTCGGGTTGTTTGATATCTAATGATACCGGAATTGCTTTGCCATCTGGCAGCGGAACCACAGCTTCTTGACCATGTAGTTCAGCTAGATAACCTTGATCTGGTCCAGATACTATGCCGCCTTTCTGTGCCGAAGGCAATTGACTCATGCCACTCTTGATGGCCTTGACCATGTATTCGCCTTCAGTGGGCGCTTTGCGAGATGTTACTGCACCGTGACCAAATGCATTGGAAGAAGAAAAACCATATTTGCCTGCCAACATTTGATTGAGTTTGATAGCAGCGTCTAGTTGTTCTTTGGTTAGGTCATTGTTGTCATTGGCTAGAGCAGCAACACCAATAGTATTCCAGTTGCCTACTCCGGGATTTTTATCTGTGGGACCGGCATGATAGGCCACAGTGTTGTCTGGATAGTAAGGATGTACCTGACCGTCGCGCCCAATCAAATAGTGATAGCCAAGTCCTCTGGCTTGCAGTGTTGACATTGCTCCACTGAGACTGCGACCACCTGTATGGTGGTATATCACACCGTCAGTCTTTTTACGTGGTTTACCTTGTGAGTCCGACGATGGTTGTTGTTGTTTCGGGGCAGCTCCGCCGGTGCTTTGGCCTTCAGAACTATAGTTTGGTTGTGGGCCAGTTGGTACAGTGCTGCCACCGCCGCCGGGAGTGGCTGGCCTAGCTACTGCGCCGCCGGCTTGAGTTTGTGGACCAAGTTGGAAATTGCCAGGTGATGTTACTGGGCCAGGTTGACCTGGCATGCTGCCACCGGCACCTCCTGTAACTCCAGCCATGCTGCCACCACCTTGCATTGCCATCATGGCTTGCGCACCTTGAGTGCCTAGGGTACGTGTGAGCTGGAACATTTTGCGAACGTTGGCACCGGCTTCTTTGCCACCCAACTTTTCAGCATGTTCAATCATTTTTTCCAGCAAGCCGTTTTGTTCTTCCAGCAGATTGATTTCTTCATCCATGAGCTTGTCTTTAAGCCCCATCAATCTATTGGATTTCAAGCTGAATGTTTTTTGCTGTTTGGTGTCTTTGGTCGTTTGCTGTTCTTGAGCCTTGACATCTTTGGTCATGTTGTCAAGTGACAATCCCATTTGACCCATTACAATTTCTTGCTTTTCTAGTGATTTGGAAATATCTGCAAAACTTTGAGCGCCGGCTGCTGTGCTTTTAAACAGATCCGCAGCAACTTTTTTAGTTTTCTCATGATCAATTATGGTACCTGAATTCTTAGGCATCATGAGCTCAGGCCCACGTTCGCCTACCAAGTAGGGTTTGCCAGCGTTGACTGGACCACCTGCTGCTCGAGGTTCTGCTGGTGCAACTGCGGCTTCTTCGCCGCCAAAAAATGTCTTGGCTATGACATCGCCAAGCTTGTCACCAATCACAGCACCCACAGCACCGCCAACCAACGTACCTGCAATAGGCACCACTGATCCAACCACACTGCCCAGGACGCGGCCAACCACACTACCTACCATTTTGCCAGTGACCATTTTAGCAGCAGCGCCAGCTAACATTTTGCCACCTGCATAGCCTGCCACGGCACCTACGCCACCACCAATCAGTTGGTTTCTGGTGTCGTCAGTCATCTTGGCGCCACCGGGTGTGAGTTGATCTAATTTTCCAGCTGCTGCGGCTGTGGCATTGGCCAGTGCTGTCATTGCTTTAGTAGCCGGTACAACACCTTTGAATACAAAATTTTCAGTAACTTCGTTGGCTTTGATCTGAGCTTGTCGCAAATTAGCTTGAGCATCTAAGGCAGCATCTGCAGATGCTTTGGACCCATCGCCCATCTTCTTGCGATCATCTTCAATCTTTTGCAAAGTTTTAACAAGATCAGATTCGGCTGTGCCTCGCAATTTAAGTGCGCCAGACAAGTCACCAAATGTGTCATTGTACGTGCCCAGTTGGCCCATGATGGGACCAAATCTAGTGGCAGTTTCGCCAGCACGTTCGGCAATCTGTTGCACAGCCTGTACAGCATTGCGTTGTCCTGCTGAAACTTGTTGTGCTACGCCTAGTGCTTCACCTTGGGTAGCACGATATAATTTCTGAGCTTCTTCAGTTTGTAAATTGCCAGTTGAAATATCAGCAAAACCTTGAGCAGCCTGTTTGCTCTTGCTACGCAATATGAGATACGCATCTTCAAGTTCTTTGGCTTCTTTGTTGCGGCCTTGTTGGCGCAATTCTTCCAACTTGCCTGCAAATCGTTCTTGACTGCGTACTTCTTCTCTAGCATCTTCTTGCTCTTTGCGAGTCATGCCAGTGAGTTTAGTCAGCGCATCTTGTTCTAAGATATACTTCTTGACTGCTGTTGCGTTTTCTTCAGCTGTGGCTCTATTGATACGACCAGTGGTGCTTTGCAATCTCATGTAGCCAGCTGTGGCATCAGCCAGCTCTTCCATGCCAATGCCCATCTTGAGAAATTGCAGTCTGCTGCCTTCCATGGCTTTGCCAATGTTGGCCAACTGTTTTCTACCATCAGACACTGATCCTGAAAATCCAGCTAGACCTTTGGCATTGTTGGCCACTGTGGCCACAAGGCTGTCCAGCTCGTTCATGCTGAGACCCATCTTCTTGGCGTCTTTGAACAGGCCAGTCAGGCCATCGCTGGCATTGGCGCCACTCTGCTGCATCTTGGAAAAGCCCTTGTAGAGCTTGTCACCCATTTCATTGGCAGCTTGAGTGTATTTGGCCAGACCAGCCACTGCGGCAGTGACACCAGCCACAAACAGTTTCAGTACTGGACCACCAGGAATCAAGAAAGTAAGAGCCACACCAGCTGCTGTGGCTGCTTTGGATAGATCATCTAGGCTGCTGTTAAATGCCGCGGCACCTTTTTTGCCTTCCAGCATTGCTGAACCAGCGCCCATGGCTGCGCTGGCCAACGATCCCAATGCGTCTGCACCGGCGCGGCCAGCTTGATCAAGCTCTTTGGCTCGTCGTTTGCTGCCTGCTGACAATGCGTCAGCAGTTTCATCAGATACCCGTCCGTAACGGCGAATTTCTTCGGCCGCTTGCCGCATGGCTTCTGCTAGTTCTTCTGCTTCTCGATTTATATCAGCCATGAAAAATGCCTATAAGTAGAAATATATTTATAGGTATCAAAATGTCCGAATCTAGCAATCCACTCAAACAGTTCTTTAGGCAGCCTGCAGTTTATGTCAAGTTGCCCAGTAGGGGTGAACACTGGCCCGACGGATCACTGCAACGAACCGAAACCGGCGAGCATCCAGTGTATCCCATGACCGCCATAGATGAAATCACATACCGTACCCCAGACGCACTGTTCAACGGCACAGCAGTGGTCAATGTAATACAGAGCTGTATTCCCAGCATTAAAAATGCATGGGAAATGCCCATGATTGACCTAACTGCTCTGCTGATTGCCATTAGAATTGCCAGTTTTGGACACGATCTAGAACTGATGACTACCTGCCCAAAGTGTGAAAATGTCGACGAATTTTCACTAGATCTGCGCCAGGCGCTGGACCAATTGGGCTTGCCCGACTACAGCAAAACCATTAAAAAAGGCGATGTAGAGATCATATTCAAGCCTATAAACTATCGACAGATCAATGCCGGCAACATGGAACAGTACGAAAATCAACGCACTGTGGCAGCTATACCGGTGTCAGATCTGCCTGAAGAAGAAAAAGTTCAGCGCATGGCCGAAGTCATGAAAAAAATCACTGAGCTTACTATATCATTCTTGCGAGACAGCATTGCTGCTGTTCGCACTCCCACAGCCTTGGTCACTGAATCACAGTACATTGAAGAATACCTGCATCAGTGCGATCGTCATATTTTTGGACAGATCAGAGACACCGTGGTGGAATTTAGAGAAGCCAGCGAAATGCGTCCAATCAAATGGACTTGCACTGCTTGCAGCCACGAGTACACACAGCCTATTGGACTGGATCAATCAAATTTTTTCGACAGCGCCTCCTAACACTCAGTAGCGAGGACATTGTCAACTATGTTGACAGTCTTGAAAAGGAGGCCAATGCAATTCGCGCTGACAGTTTTCGAATGGCATGGCACATGCGTGGTGGCATAACCTATGAACAGGTGTTACAGTTGAGTTTTGCTGAACGCACCATGATTTCTGAGTTGGCCAAAGAAAACATCGAAACCACAAAGAAAACACAGTTACCTTGGTTCTAAATGGACATTGAATCAGTTACTCAAGATATTGAAAATTGGATTGTGAACTTTGTAGAAGTTCCACATCCTGCTCTTGGCGGTTGGGCACCTTGTCCATACGCACGCTCAGCACGCATGAAGAAAAGTTATGATGTGCGAATAGGCGTAGATCCTTATTATGATCTAAAAAATCAAGCACGTTGGGGCATGGGCGACCGGGAAGTTGTTATCTACGTTTACAATCCCCAAGAGTGGAACCATGACATGTTGTCCGGCAGCATTGAGTTAGTCAACCGAGAAGTACTGTTGCCCAGAGACATGATTGCACTAGAAGATCATCCCGACGATGTTGAAATGGTCAATGGAGTGTGCATGAACCAAGGTAAGTATGCTCTGGCTTTGGTGCAAAGTCTCAGTGACTTAAACACCAAAGCTCGCACCATGGCAGAAAAAGGCTTCTATCACAACTGGCCGGAAGAGTACTTGCAGGGATTGTTTCAGCATCGTCAGGATCCAAGATGAGCTATCAGTTTGCACGAATTGATCTAGCAAAAACAAACTATACACCAAGTGTAAAGTGGGAATACTTGCATGACCCTGATATCAAGCAGTTGAATTCTATCTACAGAGACTATTGCAAATACAAACATTTTGCAAGTGTGATGCCTATATTTGATAGTCGATACACTGATCCAATGACTGATGTTATAGGCTACTACGATCAAGATCGACTGGTTGCATTTAGTCTAATCCGACGCTACGACGATCATAACGCACTGTGCGATCAATTTGCGTGGAACTACAACAACCCCAAGTTGCGCTTGGGCATAGAAACAATGAAAACAGAGTGTGCTATCTACAAGGCTCGAGGATTCCAATACCTGTACCTTGAGCAAGCACACTTATACAAATCTAGCATGGCGGGATTTGAAATACTAGGACCCTTGGAGTAACTATGGATTTATACACAATTTGGGCAGACAAAGAAGGTGACATCTCAGACCTTGACTGGGTGAACGGCATGAAAAGTTTTTTTGATCATTTGATTTCAGAAGGCCGGATGGAGAGCTATAGAATCACTCGATGCAAAATGGGCTTTCGTTCAATCGCAGACATGCCCGAATG